TGCTCCGCCGCCGCCCGTGTCGGAATAAACCAGAATGTTAGCAGACGATAAGCCTAATTCATCGGCTCGACCACGCGCCCAATCAAGCCCCTTTTGTACCGCTTTGGCAAGGTCGGTCAACCCTGTCCGGCGTGCCTTGTATTCGTATATCAACCACCGTTTGCGCCATGACGCGGGTGCGGAATGATCTGGTTCGCGGCCACGCCTTGCGGCTTCCAGTTGATCGCGCGGCATGGTTGACGTATCGGCTGCACGCGGGCAATAGGCGACGATGACAAACCCGTCGGCGTCCTCGAATCCCAAGTCTAGCCCCGCCGCAAGCCGTACATTTCCCGCGCCTACTTCCCGCGTCCATTCCTCGAACTGCTTGCCCGCGTAGTAACCGTCAGGCGGGAAGGGGAATACAATCAAGCTATTATCGCTTGCGTACTCGCCCTCGTAGAACCGTTTCCGCATACTTTCCGGCGCCGTTGCCAGCGTCCGGAGGTAGTCTGCGTCGATATTCTGCAAGTTACCAGCGGGGTTCATTTGAAACGATATGAAGCTATCAGGATCTGATACCGGCTGTTTCTCGCCCGGCTTCGAGTGTACGGGGTCAATGTGATCGACAAACTCTTTGTACGTCCAGTGCGCCCGCGTAGTCGGATTAAGGTCCACAAACTCGCGAGCCGTGCATCCGGTGACCTTTTGCGCAAGCCTCGTCCTGACCTTCCATACCGTCAAGTAAGGGATCTGGCTTGCTTCGTTCGCGTATATCGTCACGTATTCCTTTCCGAGTACGCTATCTTCCGACCGCGCATCATCGACGCCCGCTACCCATATTTCAGAGCCGTTCGGGAACTCCATAACGTGCCGCGTTTCGTTCATCTTGACCAACGCGGACAGCCCTTTGAATCCCTGTATCACTTTCGGCAAGGTTTCAAGCCATATCGACTGTATCGAATCCTTTAACCGTAGCCGATATATCAGGTGCCGCGAACCAGGGTATTTGAGTGCCCGTACTACGATGCACATGACAATCAGCCACGTTTTACCAGACCGCGAGCCGCCGAACGCCAAAGTATGGCGCTTACCTTGTCTGATAAGCGCCATCGC